GAAAACGACAGACCGAAGGCGATCAGCCCAAGGCTTTCAGGGCTAAATTTCTTCCGCTCTTTTTTGGTGAGCGGCTTCGGCGCTTCGGGGCTGCTTGCCACTGCATCGGCTGCGTTAGCTGTTGTCTGCGCCACGGTCGCCGCAACGTCAGGATCGCCAAGCAAACCCATTTTGCGCGCGGCGCGCATTGGCGCATCATCGTAGTTTTTCGACGCCTTAGCTGGCGTCGGTTTTGGCGCGACCAAATCAGCGCTGGTGTCGTCGCCACCTGTCGGGATTGCGCTTGCCATCGGTGCAAAAAGCGCTCCGGTTTTTGGAAGCATTTTCGGCACGGCCTGACCGGCTGCTGCAATCGCTGGGACCGCCCTGCCAACTGCGCCGGGGAAAAGAATGTCGGATGAAGTATCGCGCTCAAGCATGTCGCGTCCGCGCTGCTTAAACTCGTCTTCGGTCATGTTGCCGCGAGCAACCGCGACCGTGTTCCCAGCGCTGTCGAGGAAATTGCGACCGGAATTAATCATTGATCCGGTTGCGCCGCCTAAAACAAAGTCGTCGAAGCCGCGCGCCGCCGCCATCGCGCCGCCGCCGATCATCGGCAGGATGCCAGAATTTTGCGCGCGCTCTTGCAATGGGAACGCCGCTGGCTGAGCCGCCGGAGCGCCGCTGTATCCTTCAACGCCCATCATTGCGCCAAGAAGCGCCTGCTGCTGCGCCGGGGCAAGAGAGCCGACGCGGTCTTGCAGGTTGAAACCTTGCTTAGCAATCAGGCCCGGATAAAGCCGGTTGGTGTTCTTCGGGTCGTTGGCCGCGCCGGGCGGTGCGTACATATTCAACATGTCGCCGATGCTCTTGTTTGCGTTTTCGTTTAGGACCATTTCGGCCATGGCCTTGCGGCCCGCGTCGGCGCTTGGGAAAATGTAGTTGCCGCCGTGATCGACGCCGATTGCGCCGCGCCGCTGTGCGCCTGCAAGCGTGCCGGTCAGATTGCCGGGGTTGTTGTTGCGATCTGCGCGCGTGCCTTTGAGCGTTTGCGTCGTGCCGTCGCTCATACGGACGGTCGTGAAACCGGGGCCGCTGTCGATGTAGTCGGTGACAAACGGCGCTGCGACCGGACGCGCAACAATCGGCGATCTGGCCGGAAGCGTGTTAAATGTGGGCGCGGTGAAAATATCCATTGTTACAGCCCAAACAAATTAAAGGCTTTAGCGCCGCCAAGCAGGGTCGCCCCCGCGCCGAGCGCTGTATTAAACAAGCCCTGATCGCCGACTGTCGTGGACCCGATGTACGGTTCGCCCAACTGCGACGCCATGACCATGTTGTTGAATTGCTGCTGCTGCGCTTGGTTCATCATTTGCTGATATTGCAGGTTCGCGTTGATCTGCGCCTGCTGCTGCGCTTGCTGCTGCGCGCCGATCTGAGCCAGCAAGCCCATGTTCGCCATGTCCATTTGCTGCATTGTCGGGGCGAGCATTGCCTGTTGTCGCGACGCGTCGGTAAGCTGGCCCGCAAGGCCCGCGTCGCGGGCGGCGTCGCCTGCTGCAAATTGCGCTGCGGATTGCGCAAGCCCAGCGTCGCGCGCGATGCCCGCATTGTCGAGCTGGGCGGCGTATTGGTTTGCTGCCATGTCGCGGTTGAGGTCTGCCGCGCTAAATCCTGCAATTTGATTTTGCATCGCCGCGTCACGGGACAGGCCGCTTTCGCTGTATCCGGCGAGTTGGCTGGCAATGTTGGCGTCGCGCATGATGCCTTGGTTGGCAAGGTTCGCCAGGACGCCTTGGCCCTGCAATTGCCGCCCAAAGTTTGTCGCCTCGATTGCGGCCCGGCGGTCGGCAAGGCCAATGTCTGCGGCACGGTCGGCTTCAAAGGCTTGGCCCAGCAATCCGGCAGCTTGCAGTTGTCTCGCGGCGTCTTGGTTGGCTTGCGCTTGCAGGATCGGCGCGGCGGCGGCAGTCACACCACGGCCAGCGGCATCCGCAAACGCGCCGCTGCCGGAACGGCCATGCCGCGCGTACAGGCTGTTTACGTTTTGCAGCGCGCGATCAGTCGCGTCGTTAATCTGCGTTTCGAGGTAAGGCGTCACCTCGCGCGTTGTAAAATCTTGAAAAATATCGCGGGCGACGTTTTGCTGGCCCATCAAGCCGCCAAGCTCGCTTGTATCAACGGCTGCATTGGCGGCGGCTTCAAGGCCCGACGCGTCAACGCGGTCGCCCATGATGCCTTGCAGCGCGCCAGTGTCGGCCCGTTGCCCGACCATCCCTTGCAGACCGCTTGTGTTGGTGCCTTGGCCGATCATGCCCAACACGCCGCTCATGTCTGCGCGTTGTCCCATCAGACCCGTAATCGCGCTAGTGTCCACAGTGCGGCCCAACTGGCCTTCAATCGCCGACGTGTCGATTGTCGGCGTCTCGCGGTTCATTGATTGAGTGGCGTATTCGCGCGCGGTGTCGAAAAAGGCTTGCTGGTCAGTGTTGATCGGCGCGACCTGCGGGCGGTATGCCAAGATTTGCGGGCGCGGGGCCATCGCCATCGTCGCTTGCGTTTGGTTTTGCACAAACTGCGGCGCGTCGCGATAGACGGTGCTGGTTTTCTCGGTGTTGAACAGGCCGCCGAAAGGTTGGAAAGCGCCCGTGCGTTTGTTGCGGAATGACATTTACAGGTCTCGATAAAAGGCTCGATATGCAGTGCGCCAACCGTCGCTTTGGAGTATTCGCCCCCAAGCAGCGCGCCCGTATCCCTCAAGGTGGTCGCAGCCGATTGACCGTGCATATTCTGTGATTTTGGAGAGTGCCATCCTGTGCCAGCGACTTAGCTCCGAGCCACCGACTAGGTCGATTGCGAGAGCGCTTTTTCGCGGGTAGGCAATGAAACGCGTTGTGAACGCTGCGCTGATTTTACCGATTTTTGGCTGAGAAACAAGCCATACCAACATTTCGCCGGTAAGCGCGGCCTCGGCCACGTCGTCAAGGCTCAGCAAGCCCTCGCTTTGTTCTACGGCGGCGCTTAAATGCGGCGCAACGTGTTCCCAAACGGCAGGGAGCAAGTCGGGCCTGATCGGCATGATTTCAAACTGTTCTGCTCGGCGGCGAGAACGCGAACGCGGCGGTTTTCGGTTTTGCTTTGACATGGCACCTCGGAAGCCGGGCGCTCACCCCAAGACAACATAGGTGAGCGTTTGGGCTGCTGCTGCGGGGGAAAAGGTGACGACAAACTGGCCGTCGCTAATTGAGACGGTTGCGTTGGCGGCGTCTGTTGAAGTCGGGACAATCAGCACGGCTGAGTTTGCTGAAACTTGCGTGTCTGTGACGGTCAAGCTCGCGGCGCTGCCGGGAACGGCTGCGGTGCTGACACAAGCGAGTTTGCCGTCGAGCGCCTGATTAACCGCTGTCGCGACCTGTCGCGGTGTGCCGCCCTGGGGCGATAGCTTGGTTGATTGTAATGTCATCGCCGACCCTGCGCGGTGCCGTCGTAGGAGAAACCGAAGGCTTGCGACCAATCGCCTGTCGCTGTGAAGCGCAAGGCAAAATATCGACCGCTGCGCCGGGCCGGGATGATGTTGCTATCATTGACCGAAGCGGCGGCGTTAAACGTCAGCGGATTGATCTGCCGCGACCGGCCACCCACGGCGCAAGTGATGTTGGCGTTTGTGTCGGTCGCTTCAATGTGCGGCATGACGGAGCGAATCATAACGTGCTGTTTTTCGGCTGGCTCAAACTCGCCGGTCGTCAACGTCAATGGCAAGGTGTCGCCGTCGAGGCTGGTCAGGGCGCTGCTTAGCGCAGTGTCATCCGGGCCGCTGCCGAGGCGTACAGCCAAGGCCACGATTGCTGGCCCACCGGCAAAGCGCGGGCTGTCAAGCGTCGTGGTCATTTCTTCAAGCTGCACAGCCGGAGCGCCGCCGTTGCTTTGCGTGCTTTGCAAATTTGAAACCCGGCCCGAATAGTTGACCGCGTCAGCCGTGTCTAGCTGTTCAAGCGTCTTGCCTAGCTGTCGGGCGATGCCGATGTGGTCATGCGCAACGGTCGCGATGCCCCAAGTGCCTAGCACGTAATTATAAGCGAGAAGCCGGTTGTTAGTCGTGTTGCCGCCATAAGCGCCATAAGACCAAATCACAAGATCGTTTGCCGGGTCGATAACGCACGCAAGATCGCCTGCAAAAGTGCGGTCAAAGTCTTTAAAGAAAAACTCGTTGACCGCCTCGGCACCGATGTTTTCAACCGCGCCGCCGCGATAGCGCTGAAAGCCGTCTTCGGACAGGAAAAACACGTCATCGGACGAAAGCGAGGCGATGGATCCAGCAAAGTCACAGCCACGGTTTGAGACCTTGTCAAAGGTCATTACCAGCGGCGCGCCCACGTAGGTCATACGGTAAAGCCCGTCGCGGGTCATGATAAGCCCGGTCTCGCCGCCGACCATGCCGGTGATTTCGCTGGCGTCGGGGAGGATTTGGCTTCCGGCCTGGTTGGTCAATTCGGTCCAGCTTTCAGCGTCATCAATCTGCGACCACCGCACCTGACCTTCCGAAACTGACGTATTGCCGCAAACCAAGAAACGGCCCACAACGCACAAGTGAACCGGGTTCGGCCCGTTTGAAACAGCGCTGGGCGCGGTTGAGCCGTTGCTGTCAAAGACCTGCAAAGTCTGCTGTGCGCCGCCTGCGGCATAGACCTTGCGCGGACCTGCGGTTGTCGCAAACTCCGCAAAGCGCCAGCGCGAAACGCCGTTGTAAACCGGGTCGCTGTTCTGCTGCGGCACGGTGGCGTTATAGTTCCATGGCGAAAACTTGTTGGTCGTCGCGTCCACCTTGTAAAGCGCCGTTGCAGTGCCAACAAAGACGTTGGTTTCAAGCGTGCCGCTGTTCACTGACACGGTCGAAATCAGTCCGCGAATGCGAGGCACGTTAATGTCGGGTTCTGTCACGCCGGAGCTGGTTGCGGATACCAGCAACGCCGGTTCTGTGATTTGCGTCGGGCCTCGCACAGCGCGAAACCCACGGGCCGCAGGGAAAGCGTTTTCAAGCTCAAGAACGCCAGGATGACCCAGCGACGGATGATCGGGAAGCCACGGGCCAAACGGAATCATTAGCTAACCCTCGTCCAAACGCCATCGGCGCGATCTTGTTCGGTGTAAGCCTCGCCGACCAAGGTGCGCTGCATGTTGTCGTCAATGCCATCCAACCCAACCTTGGCCAGCGGGATCCGCAGCATGGCGTCAGGAAATTCGTCAAGCGGAAGGTCGGGGTAAGCATCCAGCGCGATTGTTTGGTTTACGTTAGAAGGCATTGGCGCGAGACCTTCTTACTTGCAGATCGGCGGTGCCATAGCGCTGTTTTTCGCTGTCGCGCTCAACTTCGGCGAGGCATCGCGTAAACTGCGCGTCGTGATACATGGCGCGCTGTTCGTCTTGCAGGAAGTCAAACGCCGCTTTTAACGTCCCGTGCAAATAGGCGTCGCCGTGGCGAGTGAGCATGGTGTTTGTCAGCCGAGACGACGAAAGCTGGTCAACGCCCTCGTCATAGATGATTTCAAGCTGAAACGCGGCAGTCGGGACCGCAAACAATTCAATGTCGTTGGCGGTTATCGAATAATAAACCGTGTCGGTCGGCTGGCCGCTGTCCTGTTTGCTGTGATCGAGCTGCGCCGGGGTCAGATAGCGCAGGCTGGTGCGCTTGCCTTCGTTGTCGATTTTTGCAACGTCGCGGATGCCCCGCAGATCAGTCGGCAAGGAAATGAATTGTTGATCGGCGTAAACGTCGGCACGCGCGGCGCGCTCAAGCAGTGCGATTTGTAACTCGCGGCTCATGCGCTGTTCGGCCAGACTGATAAACGTGGGGATTTGCGTCGTAAGGTCATCGCGGGCCAGAAAGTCGGCGATGAAGGTTTGCAGCTCGTTGTAGTTTTTCACACCGATCCCTCGCTAGTACGGAAAAAACGGTTGTCGTAATCGTTAAGCCATTGTTTCCAGAAACGCGGATTGTCGCGCGGCGTGCCGTGTTTTTTGACCAAATCCCAATAAAGCGCCTGCGGAATGTCCGCGACGTGTTTCATATGCCGTTGCGTGTTGCCCAGCATGGATTGTTGGTCGGCGTTGCGCTTGTCTCGGTTGGCCTGTAGCAGCTTGTCGGTTTTGTGAACCGAAAAAATATCAGTAACGAAACCTTTTTCGTCAAACTGCACTACCGTTTTTTTGTTGGTAGTCTCGCTGAGCGTTTTTGTCGTCATGCCCTGCCCTCGCTGTGAAAGGGGCGACCCAAGAGCCGCCCCGATCTATTCGTCGGTTTAGGACGTGGTCAGCGCGTAGATCGCTGCGTGCGCCTTCGGCGCGGTCACTGCCATGGAGAATTCCGACAGGACGTAACCGCGAGTGCTGTCACCTTCTTTCGCCAGGTCTTGCTTGACGAAATTACGGCCCGGCAGGGTCGTATATTCAGCATATTCTGGATCAAGCAGGTAAACGCGCTCGTTTGGCATAAACCGGTCGACAACCGTTTCGAGCTGGCCGAAGTCGGACAGGTAAACCGAGACGGAACCCACAGCCGCAGCCGCTTTAGTTGCCGTCATGTTGACTTGGTTGGTCACGGTGCTGGTGCCGCCGGAGGTGATGGTCGCCTCAGAAAACTGACGCTTCTGGAACGGTGCCATGACCATGAGAGACGGGTTGCCGCCGTCCTGATAAGCCGCTTGCATCATGTCTTCGATCAAAGCGACGGAAAGATCGCGAGGCGTCCCCCAATCGTCAGCCACGCCGTCGCTGTTTGCGTCGGTTGCAGCGTCGTCAACAGGCAGGTCGGAACCGTCTGCGGCGAAGGTGCCGGTTTTGCTTGGGGAAGCGCCCAGAGACGTGTTGGCGATAAAGCTGGACAAGGTGCCTGCTTTACGGTTGCCGGAAGTCGATTTCGCCTGATCGTTGGTCAGAGTGAATTCAATATCGCGGCGCAGCTCAATGCCCTTGAGAAGCGCTTGATAAGCGGATTCACGCTGGCGACCAGCGGTGTCAACCGCGTCCATGGAATCAGACACGCTGAACGCCTTGTAAGCGATCTGGTGCTGGTTTTGCAGACGAGTGGTTGGCGTGTGGTTGTAAGAGTTGATCGTGTCGCCTTCGCCTTGAGCGTTTGCAGCGGCAGCAGCCAATTCTTGAACCTGCCAATCAAACAGAATGGCGTTCTTGGTGGATTTTTTCAGTGCGGTCAGCACAGGGGTTTCGTCGGGATCAATCCGGCTAATTACGTCGGAAAGGTCTTCGCGCTGACCGATAGCGGTCGAGGTAGTAAACTGAGCCATTGCCCATAGTCCTTTGCTTTAGCCCTGACGGCTCAGCAGCACGTTCAAGGCATCATCGAATTTTCCGGTCTTGCTGAGCTTCGACATGGCTTCGCGCTGGCGCTTTTGCTTGGTCGGCTCGGCTGCAACCGGGGCTTTTTTGCGAACAACTTTTTTCGGTGCGACGCGCTTGGCCTTGGCTTGGCTTTGGCCTTTCTGCATCTGCTCGTATTTCCATGCGTTCAAAAACACGGGCAAAAGCCGGGCGTCGGTGATGTCGTTCATGATTTCGTTTTCGGTAAAACCAGCGCTGCGGGCCGTTTGCACGATACCTTCGCGTTCGCGGTTTAATGTCTCGGGGTCAGACCAGTCGGGCAAAAGCTCCATCGCGCGCTGTGCTTGGTATTGCACTTCCTGCTGACGAGCGGCCATTTGCTGTTGCTGAAGTTCGGCGAGTTTAGACTCGCGGGCTTTCTGCAACTCTTTGATCTGAAGGAGCGCTTTCGGGTCAGCGTCGGCAAGTTGCGCCTCTTGCTCTGGTGTAAGCTGGCTGGCGGCTTGTACGGCGATAAGTTCCTGTTGCATCGCCATCAGATTATCCTGGTAGGCTTGCAACTGCGCGTTTATCTGAGCCTGTTTCTCGCGGTTTTCCTTGGCCTTGGTTGAGGCTTCTTGAAAACGGCGGTCGGCTGCTTCTTTCTTTTGATGGTTTTCGCGGATTTCGTCAAGGCTCACATAATGTTCTTCGCCATCGACCTTGACCACCATTTCCCAATCGCCCGCCTCGTTTTGGCGTAGCGTTTGGGGCATTTCGATCATTTCGGGTTCGGCGTCTGGCTCGGCTTCGGCTTCGGTTTCCTCGGCTTCAACCTCAATTTCTTCGCTAAACTCCGAAGCGCTTTCATCCGGCGCGTCAATCTCCGCTGGCTCATCTGCCGCCATTTCTTGCGGTTCGACTGCCTCTGGTTCCGGGCTTGGTTCTGTCGGTGCTGGGTCCGGCGTTGGCGCATCAGGCGTCGCCGACCGA